TAAATGATGAGTGGCATGATTCTAAATTAGGTGGAACTTTAAAAGGTGTTATTGATAAAACTGGAAATTATTCAATTGCTGAGTAGGGTAAATGATTTAAGATATGCTGATTTTTTTTATAGGATTAGGAAGTGGATTAAGTTGGTTATCTTGGGCAATAGACACACCTACTATCTTAATATCAGGTTTTTAGTAAACCTTATTCTGAATTTTCTGACTGTGAAAGAATATTTCCTGTTGAAGACGTATGTAATGGATGTTTTAATAGAACTAGATTAAATGCAGGTGATTGGGAATGGTGTCCAGACCATAAAAATACAAAAAGAATGTTTGAATGTACTAAAAGTATTACTCCTTCCCAGGTAATAAGTAGCATTGAAAACATTATTAAAAATAATAATAAAAAGAAATAATTTTTGAACCCCCCTCTAATATTTATACCATGAAAGATAAAATGAAATTAACTGAAGAAGAAGTAAGCAAATTAAAAGAATTAAAAAATGAGTTTCAACAATTAACTAATGTTGTAGGAAATCTTGAAATTCAAATAATGGATTACGAATTAAAAAAAGAACAGATGAAGATAAGCTTAAATAATCTTCAACAAAAGGAATTTATCCTAGCAAAAGAATTAAACGAAAAATATGGGGAAGGAAGTATCTCACTAGAAACAGGAGAATTTTTACCCAATAAATAGAATTTTGAAAAAAAGTAATATATTTATCATAAAAATAACATAAAATGGCAGAAACATTAATTTCCCCAGGAGTATTAGCAAGAGAAAATGATCAATCGCAAATAACATCTCAACCTGTACAAGCAGGTGCCGCAATAGTCGGACCTACAGTGTTAGGTAGAGTAAATATACCAAAATTAGTTACTAGTTACAGTGAATATTTAGCTAATTATGGTAGTACGTTCTTAAGTGGATCTGATACTTATTCCTTCTTTACTTCTATATCAGCACAAAATTACTTCGCAAATGGAGGTACATCATTATTAGTTACAAGAGTAGTAGGATCAGGTTCAGTTATGACAGTAGGAAATGCTTGGTCAAATGCAACTTCTTCAAACATATACAATGCAATTGAAAGTGGTAAGATGAATATCATTAATATGACAGAATCTTTAGCACCTACTAATACATCCAATGCAACATTTGGTAGAATATTCTCAGCTGCTCCTCAAGATTTAGTTGCAGGTCCTTATGCAGCCGTAACTGGTACACCTTCTATAGGAGGAACTGCTCCAACATTTAAAATTGTAGTAACAGGAACAGGTTCAATAGATGAAATTCTTCCTAATGATTCAGGATCAGGTTTTGTAATTGATGAAGAAATTGTTTTCTCTGGAACAGATTTAGGAGGCGGTGGATCACTTGCCATAGGTTCAGCAACTTCATTTACAGCAAATTCAAACTTTGGTGATGGCGCTGATGTAGGAACTGTTAATAATGTTACAATGACTCCAAACGCAGGTTCAGGAAATGGAGCTCAAGCATCAGTAACAGTAGCATTAACTGGAAAATTAATAACTGGTTTATCCCCTACAAATGGTGGTACTACATTAACAAATGGTACCGTATCAGCAACATCAGTAACTTCATATGCCTTAGATGCTCAAACAAGTGCTGGTACTGGAGCAACATGGACAATTAGAACAAATGCTGCAGGAGAAGTATTATCACTAACATCAGATGATATTTCTACATCAGCTGGTTATACACAAGCATCAGTAATTACCTTATCAGCCGCAAATATAAACGCTTTAAATGATGCTAATATTGGTAATACATTCTCAGGTGGTCCAATGACATTCGCAATAACTCCAGCTTTATTACAATCAGCACCAACAACATTCACAGTAACAAATACAAATACTGTAGGTGGAGGTGGTACTGCATATGCAGCAGGTAACACAATTACATTTGGAGGTATAACAGGTGTATCAGGTGGAACTACTACTTATGATTTAATAGCAGGTGATGTAGTAGCAAAAACAGATATTAATATAAAATTAACTGCGGGGCAAATAAATAATGAAGTAGCATTTATTTTAGAATCACTAGGTGAAGGAAATGTATTAAATAATTCAGGACCTGAGTCAACACAAGGAGCATTAACAAGTGGATCTGCTAATAACTTTAGATGGGAGATTCAATCACCAGATGTATCCCAAGGTGTATTTTCATTAATCCTAAGACAAGGAAATGATAATCAAAAGAATAAATCAGTATTAGAAACTTATCCAAATGTTTCATTAGATCCAAAACAATCAAATTATATTGGAAGAGTAATTGGAGATCAAAAGAAAACAATTGCTACAGATGCTGATGGAAACAAATATATACAAGAAACTGGTAATTATCCAAATGCTTCAAGATATGTAAGAGTAAAAGAAGTATTATATAAAACTCCAAATTACTTTGATAATGATGGTTTAGCAAAAGACACATATACTTCTTCAATTCCATTAGCAATGAGTGGAACAATGGGAGATGCAGATGGATTAGTAGTAAATCCAGCATTACAAAATCTTTACTATAATAATATGACATCAGCAGGTGCTGGAAATTCAGCAAACCAAGGTGTTTCAGGTTCAGATTATGTAACTGCACTTAGTATATTAGCTAATAAAGATGATTACAAATATAATATTATATCTACACCAGGATTAGTTCAAGCTTGGAGTGGAAATGGTTCAGTACTAAATACATTATATTCTAATTGTTCATCAAGAGGTGATGTAATAGCAGTAAGTGATATGCAAGGATTTGGAGCTTCTCCAACAGCAGTAACAACTACAGCTAAATCAATTGATAATTCATATGTAGCTACTTATTGGCCATGGGTTCAAATCACAGAACCAGATTTCGGTGATTTAGTTTGGATACCAGGTTCTACGTTAATTCCGGGTGTATATGCGTATAATGACAAAGCAGCTGAAGCTTGGTTCGCACCTGCCGGTATTAATAGAGGTGGTTTAGGATCCGTTATACAAGCAGAAAGAAAATTAACTCAATCAACAAGAGATACATTATATACAGGTAAAATTAACCCAATTGCAACATTCCCAGGAAAAGGAGTTGTAGTATTTGGACAGAAAACATTACAAACTAAAGCAAGTGCTTTAGATAGAGTAAATGTAAGAAGATTGTTAATTGAACTTAAATCTTATATATCACAAATATCTGATAATCTAGTATTTGAGCAAAATACAGCAGCAACAAGAAATCAATTCTTAAGCCAAGTAAATCCATACTTAGAATCAGTACAACAAAGACAAGGTTTATATGCGTTTAAAGTTGTAATGGATTCTTCAAACAATGGTCCAGAAGTAATTGATAGAAATCAGTTAGTAGGTGCTATTTATTTACAACCAACTAAAACAGCTGAATTTATTTACCTAGATTTCAATATTTTACCAACAGGAGCAACATTTCCTGCATAAAAATTAGAAATAGTAATATTTATAAATGAATATAAAAATTAAAAACAACATAAAATGGCAGTATTAGACCCAAATGAAATATTTTTTACCGCTTTCGAACCAAAAGTAGCGAATAGATTTATAATGTACGTTGATGGTATTCCATCTTACATGATAAAAGAAGTGGGAGAAATTAAAATAGAGCAAGGTGAAATAGTATTAAATCACATTAACACTTATAGAAAAGTAAAAGGAAAAGCAAAATGGGGTGATTTATCAATGACATTATTTGATCCTATAACTCCTTCAGGAGCACAGGCAGTAATGGAATGGGTAAGATTACATCATGAGTCTGTAACAGGTAGAGATGGTTACTCTGATTTCTATAAGAAAGATTTAACAATCAATGTATTAGGTCCAGTAGGTGATGTTGTTTCCGAATGGATTATTAAAGGTGCATTTATTAAAGATGCTACATTTAAAGGATACAATTGGGATACTGAAGCTGAAGCACAAACTATTGCCATGACTATTGCTATGGATTACTGTATCTTGAATTTCTAAAAAAGAAATTACATAAATTTAAAATTGAGCTTGGTTTTTATCAAGCTCTTTTTTACATTATATATGTATGACAAAACAATATAAGTTATAACAAATAAAAACTATGAGCGAATCAAAATTTAAATTCCCAACAGAGGAAGTAGAATTACCTTCAAAAGGCTTAGTTTATCCAAAAGATAATCCATTATCTTCAGGAAAAATTGAAATGAAGTATATGACAGCCCGTGAAGAAGACATTCTAACCAATCAATCTTATATCCAGAATGGAACAGTTTTGGATAAATTATTACAATCCTTAATTATATCTAAAGTAGACTATAAAGATCTTATAGTAGGCGATAAAAATGCTTTGTTAATTGCAGCTAGAGTTTTAGGTTATGGTAAAGACTATGACTTTGAACTAAAAGGTGAAAAACATAGTATTGATTTATCACAACTTGATAATAAAGAAGTAGACCCAAAAGTATTTGAACAAGGTAAAAACGAATTCAGTTATGTATTACCTAACTCAGGTGCAGCACTTACTTTTAAGTTATTAACACATGATGATGAAAGAAAAATTGATGCTGAGGTAAAAGGATTAAAAAAGATTAATAAAAATGCCTCTCCAGAATTATCCACTCGTCTTAAATATATGATA